TGGGCTGAATAAGTTAATTGTAAAGCGTCATAAAAATCGGTCCCCAATATTGGTTCCAAATACATATCTTGAGCAACGGGTATATTATTAACAAGGTCCTTAATATCAACATTTAAATTAAATACTGTATTGGCTCTTATATATGTTTCACTAATAAAGTTAATTATTGTCATTTTTATTTAATATTAAGGTGTTATTATTGGTTGATATTTTTCTATTGATGGTTCATTTAATTCTATTGTCACCCCTAACCCATTTACTTGAATAAATTTATTAAAAATATTTTCAATTTGTGTTTGAGCGGGTTGTATTTGACTAGCGTTAAATAAATTAAATGAATACAAGAATTCACCTGAATTACCAAGTGAACCTGGTGTCTTTAACCCTAATAACATTGGGTCAATTTGATGAGAATAACATATTTGTCTTTGAATCGTATCGGTTAATGATAGGAATGTCTTATCTAATTTATTTGCCTCCATTTGAGTAACAGTTGGGGATAAATCTTTACCATCAGAAAACGTAATCATACTACGACCTGTCTTACGAGCACCAGCAAATGAGTTATTTAATTCTCTAACAATCATTTGTTTTTCCTCATCACTACCTGGTTTTTCATAGAATTGAATAAGTATACTTGGATTGATAGAATTTCTAATATTTGATTTATGATACTCCGACATTTCAGAATCCAATACAACCCAATTTAAAGCCGATTGATATGATGGGTCCGAATAAAGTTTCATTCCAGGACTTTCAATTTGAAAGAAAAATAATTGACACTTATCTTTTTTATTAAACTGAGAATAAATCGGATATTTTTTGGTGGGATATTTGTTTGCATAAATCCAATCCCAATTGTATAAGAACGATATTGGTTGCATTTTTTCATTAACTTCATCAATCCTTATTTTTTCAGGAGCAATTCTTTCAAGTTTAACTATTTTTGTTGAATCAGCATTCCAAGTAACTTCAATACATATACGAGAATGAAGATAATAATCCATTGTAATCTCACTTATCATTAAATCAAATTGATTGGTTAATTGATTAACCGCTATTCTATTTAAACCATCTAAATTATATAAACCATCAATTTCATACCCTTGACCAATTGTAAGTAATCTTTTAAAATTTAAAATCGCTGAATGTAAAGGTGACCTAGTATATAAATCATTCAATTCTTGGGGATAGTAACCATTTATACCAAATAAATAACCTCTACCAGTCTTATAAACAGGTTCGATTGAATTACTAAAATCCATCTTTAAATCAAATGTATTGATTGATGAATTAACCCCTTTATTATCTTGAATAACAGGTGTTACCATTGGTTCTTTTTTATTAAAAAATAAATCTCTTATTGCCATTGTTTTTTATATTAAATTATCTATATACTTCAGGTAATTCCGTATCAATTCCGTTAACAAATCCCTTACCTGTGCTTATTATTTGACCTGTTGTACCACTTACATTAAGTGTTGAACCCGATGATTCATATACATTATATGTGTAACCCCCACTCAATAAATTAACCACACCAATAGATGGGTTTGAATAAGTACTACCTGATTCAACAATATCAAATCGATTATATCTACATTTAAACGTTGATAAATCTGTGGCCGTAAAATAAGTGATATTATTTGGTTGAATATCGTTTATGAACTCAAATAAATAATTGGGACTAACAAGAGAACTACTTAATGTCAATTCAAGTATGGTTTGATTATGAGAGTTTTTATCTAAGTATATCATATGTATTTAAATTATTCAAAATTTATGTGTGTTCATAAATAATAAAACCCCCATAATAGGGGGCTTTAAAATGAAAAAGATAAGTATATGATTAAATTAAACCAGACATAATTGCTGAATCCACTTCATACATTAATTGAGGTTCTTCAGCAATAAAAGTGAGAACATATTTTGAACCATCACCTTTAGCCGCACCTGAACCATCAGCCAATCCCGATAAGTTAGCATCATTTGCGAAACCAACAAACCAATAAAGACCATTACCGTCTTTAACAATAATCTTAAGGTTTCTTTGACCAGCAGCTATTAATGCTAAAGCGATTTGTTTTGCTTTTTCTCTACGTGGAATAGTAAGAGTTACAGTAGTTGTATAAAACGTACTTCCATTCTCAAAACTAATTGCCGCTTCTTCAGTATATGAAGCAGAGTTTTTATTAAATTCAAATTCTGAAAATTTAGTAGCACCACTAAGACCAATTGTGGTAATGCTACCTGAAGCAACAGTTGTTCCAGTTACAATTTCCGCTGGAATGATGTAAAATTTAGTTACACCACCGATATTGTTATCACAACTTTTTAATATTGATGATAAATTTGTATTACAAGCCATTTTTTTATTATTTTGTTTTTAATTATTTCGTATAAAAAAGGCCGCTGTAGTCAGCAGCCCTTGTTATACATTATTTATTTGTTATTAGTTAAAGTATACGATTTCACTTGGATTTAAGATTGCGAAACCTACCTTTAAATAAACCGCAGTTCTTAACAATGGTTGACCAGTTGTTTCAGTCAAGTCAATTGCTTTCAAATCTGTTGAATCAGATTCACCATCTAAAGCGTAAACTAAGTTAGACACTCTTGAAAGAACCATTTTACCTGTTGACATACCTGGACATTCAACAATTCTAATACCTGCGAAGTTAGCACCTAACAATTCAGTAACATAAGAAATTGTGTTACCTTTAGAAGCCGCAATTTGGAATTTAGTGAATACATCAGACGCAACATAAATTCTTAAATCACTTTTTCTAGTTGCAAGAACTGCTGCGGGAGCCCCAGCAAGTAATGCGGTAATGTTATCGATAACGTTAGCAACGGTAGATGCGGTTAAAGTTACATCAACAACACTAGAGTCAGCAAGTAACAATTTTTCGAAACCATCACAAAGAGTTCTGTAAGCGTTATCACCACTATAAGTTGTACCAGTACCTGCGGTGTTACCAACCCACATAATAGAAGAAATTTCTGATTGGATTTCACCACTTAAGTTATCCCAATAGTTCATCATAAATCCTGCTACTGACCAATTCGCCGAACCTTTAGCCATTTCCATAGATACATATGAACTTTCTAAATCTTTTTTACAGATTTGTACTTGTGCTTGAATAGGACATACACTTACAGTTGTTGCGGATAATGCGTTAACTGAAGCAGTAAAATCACAAGTCTCAGCCTTTAATACACTTGGGAATGTTGCGGTAGAAACTTTAGTTGAAGCTTTAACACCAGGAATAACTCTGAAGTTATCAGCGATTTCTTGAGTAATATAAGCTTTAGCATACCACTCAGAAGGGTTTGGACAAAGTAACGCGTTAGTTGCTATTGTCAAATCAAAATTCATTTTTTTATTCATTGTTTGTTTTTTTTAATTTTTTAATTATAATTTTAAATTATTTATTTATAATTATCGTTCATTTATTGTTTATTTTGTTCAAAGAAAGACGCTAAAACATCAACTGAATTTAATTTATTCATTAATACTGATTCTGTTACATCTTCAGCATTATCACCCTCAATCATTGTTTTAATCTCAGCAATAATCATATATAATTCATCAAATTTAGGTTGAACAATTGCTAATACAGCTGCCTCATCAATAGCTGCCTCAGCTTCAGGTGTTTCAACTACAGGTGTTTCAGTTGGTATGATTGGGTCCGCCATTTCAATAGGGGCGTCCATAGGTCTAATTTCGGTGATTAAACCATTAATAGTAACTAATGTTGAACCGTCAGATAGTTTATGTTCGCCATCAAATATTGGTGCTTTATCACCGTTATCATCAATAACATATACTTCTCCACCAACTTCCATAGCACTAATAAATAAAGCCGTTCCATCTTCTAAAAGAGCTTTTTCAAATTTTTGTTTTGTCATTTGTGTTTGTTTTATTTTTTTATTTATTGTAGATAAAGCCAATCCTAAAAACCCCTCTATTGAGTATCCTGTTCTATTCTTAGCAATTATTTCTGTATTAAAGTATTCTTTATCGGTAAATTGAGTTACCATAAAGACACTTCCTTCGGGTAATTGAATACCGTATTTTGTATATGATGGGTCCGTTTCAAATGGACCTGTTATCCAAGATTCTAATACATAACTTGGGGATTTTAATTCAGCATTATGGTCCAAATTAAAACCATTAGCCCCTTTGTTCATCATAAAATCTTCATATAACTTCTCAATTGTTTCTGTTGAGAATATTACTTCATATTCACCCAATTGGTCATCATATCTATAGATTGGTGTGTTAGGAATAAGAATTGGGGCAGCAAGTCTATACTTAAGTTCGTCCTTGAATACCATTTTCTTAGCATCAAATGCCATACCTTTAATTTGAATTGCAGGGTCCGCAGTATAAGCTATCATATCAATACCTAAATGTTCACCATCTTGAGATAATGAATCATCAATACTTATTTGATATCGGGGTAATATTTTTTCCATATAATTTTAAATTATCATTTTAAATTTAGTGTTCATTTAATCATTAATCTCCAACTCTCGTTTCATACTTAAAATATTTAAAGCTTGAAGAAGTGGCATTGTAGTTACAGAATCCATTTTGGTTGAATCATTCTGAGCAAGTCTTAATAAGAATATATCCCATCCCCATTTCATTAATTTTTTCTGTCTATCTTCTTCCTTTCTTTTTTCAGCTCTTTCAATCACTGATTCATTCACATCAAATTCTTCTTCTTCTTGAGATATACC